AAGTATCTGGAATCGCGGGGAGAAATGCCCAGCGTAAAGATAGGCGGCTACATGCCCGGCGGAACCAATGGCATATTTACTTCTGACAACCTGAACATTGGCAGTGGCACGATAAGAATTAACAAAGACACGGCCAAGGCCCTTGTTCCTTCGGTATTGGCGCATGAAGTAACGCATGCTGCAGACAGGCAGCTAAGGCAGCAAGCAATTGAGCAAGGCATGTTTGGCAACAGCAATCAATTTACTGAAGCCTACGAAAAAATGGTTGGGCCAGAGGGGCGTAACCGCACACAACTTTTGCGTAAGCGCTACCCAGAGTTTGAATTGGACAATCGGTACTACCGGTCTGAGCCAAAAGAAGTTGCAGCGCATGGTATAGGTGCATATGCTGGTCCAAACATACAGGACCGCGCGCCGCGGCACGTGGATGCTACTGCTGCAACGGAGTTCCGTATTCTGATGGACCTTGCTCAGAGGAACGTGGACAAAGGACCAAAGGGGTTAGAGAAGATCCCGGCGTTCTTTAGAAAATTTGGACGTTACGCGGACGGCGGAGAGGTGTACCGTGCAGACGGCAGCCCCCCAACAGGCGAACGTAAGTTAGATCCTGAGACAATTCGTATTTTGCGCAACGAAGGCACATCTCCTGCGTCACTAAAACGAGTAGATCCTCCGCTTGAATTAAATCCATCGGCAGCAGGGTTGCCCGGATTGATGATGTACAACGATCCGTCACTGACCAGAACTACTACATCTGGTTATATTTTAGATAGCAATGATAACAAGAAAAACTTTGGCATGGCTCAGGCGATGTTTTTAAACCCAAGTAAGGGCGAGAGGGCAGACACTGTTGCGCATGAAACAGAACATTTGTTGGCACGTCAAAACTTAGGCAGTGGAGCTAACGTTAATAGCAAGTTTGATGAGTTGATAGGCGATAAGGGTAATTCTCGTCTTAAGTTTGTTAGAAAAGCGGTAGAACTTGGCCCTTACCTAGAAGAAAAATACAACATAAAGAATGCTTATTTTGATCCAAAAATGCTTGAGTTTCAGTCTAAGTTTGGAATGGGCAAGAATCTTTTGTATGAACAGTTAGCGTCACTGTCAGCAGCAGAACAACGTTTAAAAGTAGATTTGACAAAAGACGAAGAGTTGCGCAAGACTTTGTTTGCACGGCCCGATGTCCGCGAAACGTATAACGCCCTTACTGGTCTGCGTCAGACGCGCCTAGACCCACGGGACTTGCCTCCACACACACGCGTACCTGAACCCGGCATGTTAGATGCAGTTAAAAAGGTTTTTAAGCGTGCCGATGGTGGGATGGTGTACCGCGCAGACGGAAGTCCTGAAGAGGGCGAGCGTTTAACCCCGCAGCAGATAGAAAGAATCGCGGCTCAAGAATCAGCGGAGCGGGAAGCGGCAAGCAATGCTGCTTTTATTGCGCAAAAGTCGGGTATTGGTCGCAAGGCAGGCCCTGTTTCGCAGGCGCTGCAGTCTGGTCAGGGGCAAATAGAGTTTCTCAAAGGCATGACCAACGTACCGCAGAATATTTTGGGTGCGCCTGTTGATTTGGCGACGATGGCAATGCGTCCTTTTGGCTACGATGTTGAAAAGCCGTTCATGGGCAGTGAGTATCTGAAGGAACAATCACGGGCCGCGGGCCTTGGGTTTACGCCATCTACTGATCCAACCTTGGCCGGCTTCTATGGTGCTGGTGATTTAGGTAGTAACCTTGTCAATCCTGCTGGCGTTACGCGCACGGGCGTGAAGGCTGCGGAAAAAACAGGGGAAGCCGCCAAAATGTTGGCCCGTGATTTCCAAGGTTACAACCAGCAGTTGGCAGTTCCCGGTGCTTCGTATGCAATCCGCAATAAGGGCACGCCGTTTATTATGCGTCCGGAAAGAACAACCGTGTTTGGCACAATTCGTCCTGAGATGAATGAAGCCGATGCGCACGCAGATTTTTTTGCACGCATGGCAGATACTGAATCAGGTATTCGGTCAGATAACCCTGCTTTGGCAAATTGGGTAAGAAATAAAGTGGGTGCGTATTTGCGCCGTGACTTTGGAACAGAGCAAGATCAAATGGTTCAGGCGGCAGAGAAAGGTCAAAAACTGCACTTTATGTCTCCTAAATTTTTAGAAAACAATCCATATTCAATTTCTAAAAACCTTGCAATTGATCGGGAAAGGGAAGGTTTTCCAAAAACTGGTTTTGCAAAAACAGCAAAAGGGCAAGAGGTAGAAGCGGTTATAGATTCGTCTATTTACCCCGTTCAATTGCAAGACTTGTCGGAAAAATTAATTCCACCGTCACTTAAAAAGTTTCAAGATACTAACCCAGAAATGCGTTTAAGCGAGATGAGCGGATCCGCCACAGAAAATCTTAAACTTGAAGTTTTGGTGGACGAGATGAAAAAGATGTTTAAGGAGACGGAGTTCAAGGCGTATGGAGAACGTGCGGTAATACCAAAAGAATACACTTTGACAGAAGACACCTTGAAGGGCCTGACTCCTGCACAGGCATCTAATCGCGTGGCTAACAAACAAGAGTGGGTGGCCAAAAAGCGTGCAGAGTTGGCCGGCGTTGCTATTTCCAAGGACCCACAGATTGTGAGCCAAAGTTATGACAACGGCAGCAAATGGATTAGCCCTGCTGATTTGGCAGATAACGCAAAGCACGAAGAAATGGTAAAAGACATTGGATGTGCTGGTGGATGGTGCACGGACAAGAGTACGTATGCTTTGGACTACGGCTCTGGCGAAAACCGACTAAACATCCTGCTTGACAAGAAGTTTGAGCCTCGTGTTCAGCTTACAGTCAATAGCCCTCCAGTAAGTGTTCGTGAATTTATTCTAGCTAATCCACACTTGCCAGAAATTGACGCGATGACAAGGGATAGGACACTTACATCAAAACAGGCAGATGCGTTAATTAAAGCCATGCCTGAGTATTTAGATTTTGTAAAACAGAATCAGAATACAAAAAACATCACGGAAATTAAAGGCCAGTTTAATAACAGTGATTTAACAAAATCTCCTTATCTCAAGCAGGTTCAAGATTTTGTTAAACGTCAGGGCCCGGACTTGCAAAACGTGCACAATTTAGACGGTATTAACATGTTGGACATGCGCAACGAGTTGCCAAGTATGACGCAGTATGGCAAAGGCAATTACAGCCAAGGGCTCTTAGAGAGGCTTTTAAAAGTTAATGGTAATTCTTATTACGCGGGCAAAGATGAGTTTCCTAACCTGATTAAGAAAGCCTACGAACTACCTAACAACGCTGCACGCCAGATCCAAATGAATATGTTCCAACCTCCCGCAGAAAAGGCGTATGGGGGTATGATCGAGCGCCAGCCCAACGATAACCGCAGATATCTGTAAGGACACAACATGCCAATTGAAAAGAACATGACAATCGACGACTTGCCCGGGGGCGATGTCGCCGTTGAGATGGAAGATGAGTTGCCCTCGGATATTGACATTGAGTTTGACGCAGAAACCGGTGCGGTAGTTATCAATATTGGCGCAGAAGACGACGATGTTGCCTATGACAGCAACTTAGCCGAGATTATTGAGCCTGATGTCTTGCAGCTTATCTCGTCTGACTTGATGTCTTTGTTTGATGCTGACAAGTCTTCACGCAAGGAGTGGGAAGAGCAGTACAGCAAGGGCATGAAGATGCTGGGCTTCACGTTTGAAGAGCGTACCAAGCCATTTAAGGGCGCGTGCGGCGTGCAGCACCCTCTGTTGACAGAGAGTATTGTTCAGTTCCAAGCCCAAGCGCTCAAGGAATTGATGCCCGCGGGCGGGCCCGTGCGCACGCAAGTGCTGGGCAAAGAGACACGTGAGAAGTTGATGCAAGCGGACCGCGTGCGTGACTTTATGAACTACCAGATCACCACGGTGATGGAAGAGTACACACCTGACTTTGATCAGTTGTTGTTCTATGTTGGCTTTGGTGGCTCGGCATTCAAGAAAGTTTATTACGACGAGACCAAAGGTCGCATGGTAAGCGCTTTGGTGCTGCCAGATAATCTGTATATACCGTATACAGGCTCATCGGTGATGAGCGAATGCCAGCGGATCACGCACCGCGTTCCGATGTCCACCAACGATTACCGCAAAGCAGTGATCCGTGGTCAGTACTTGGATACTGCGCAGATGACGACGGCTGCAGAGACAGGCCAGAGCATTATCAAGAAGGAAACAGACCGCACTACGGGTGTTGATCCTACTGGCGTGGAAGAAGAGATTTGTTTGCTTGAGTTCTTGGTTGATTTGGACATCCGCGGCTTTGAGCACAAGGATGAAGACGGCGAAGAGACAGGTATTAAGCTGCCATACATCGTCACGATTGACGAGATCTCGCAGTCTGTTGTGGGTGTGCGCCGTAACTGGAAAGAGGGCGATCCTCTGTTTGCCCGCAAGCAGTACTACGTGCATTACTTGCTTGTGCAGGGCCCCGGAGCGTATGGCTTGGGCTTCTTGCACTTGGTTGGTGGTCTTACAAAAACAGCTACTTCTGCACTGCAACAATTGGTGGACGCTGGAACGCTGGCTAACCTGCCTGCAGGCTTTAAAGCCAAGGGTGCGCGCATTGCAAACGACGATACACCTTTGTCGCCCGGTGAGTTCCGCGACATGGACGCTGGTGGTGCGGAGTTGTCTGCATCCTTGTTGCCATTACCGTACAAAGAGCCAAGCCAGACGCTGTTTGCACTCTTAGGTTTCTGCGTAGACGCTGGTCGCCGTTTGGCAAGCATTACCGACATGCAAGTTGGTGACAGCAACCAGAATGCTGCGGTGGGAACAACGATTGCATTGCTTGAAAAAGGCAGTGCGGTCATGTCGGCTATTCACAAGCGTTTGCATTACAGCCAGCGCATGGAATTTCAATTGCTGGCCAAGGGTTTTGCAGACTATTTGCCTGCTGAGTACCCATACGATGTGCCCGGCGAGAGCCGCAGGATCAAGGCCCGTGACTTTGATGACCGCATCGATGTCTTGCCTGTTTCTGACCCCAACATCTTCTCTGTTGCCCAGCGTATTACGATGGCGCAGACGCAGTTGCAACTGGCTCAGAGCGCACCGCAG